CAGATTTGATTTGCTCATCCATCTCCTTGATTTCAGTTTCAGTTTGTTTCAGAACTTGACGACGCATATAATCTACAGAGAAATACTTACCAACATAAGGATCCATAACGTTGACTTGATTCATACGTTCATTACGGATTTCAATTTCTTTGAGTTCTGTGAAATAGTTATCCGCAATAAAATCAAACTGAATATGCTCCTTCATGTCTTCCCATTCTTCAAGAGTTACAACACCCTTTAGAATGACTTGAGTCTTCAGAAGATCCATAAACAGTTCAGAGAAACGCTTACGCAAACGTGCAATAAATTTCTGGAACTTAACTTCATCACGAGTAATCTCAGCAGCACGACCAATGTTAAATGTCGTTTCTGTTTCTAGACGTGAACCAGGAACATTAAGTGCCTTATAAAGTTTCTTCTGAAAATACTTTACATCTTCCAATTCACCAAGATTCTGACCACCAGGAAGTGTAGAGATTTCTGTTCCTCTACCACCTTCACGGCGAGGTAACCAGAAGTCTTCCATCATGGACATAAACTTCTTGTCGTCTTTAATCTCACCAGTGTTTGAATCATAAACCATCTTGTTACGATAGCGTCCCATAACTTCACGAAGATATTGCTCCGCTTTGTTCTTAGGAAGATTGCCAACATCAATGTAGAAAATTCTACGTTCTGGTGCTCTACTTAAACGATAGATAACCAGAGAATCTTCAATCATTCTCAGTTGGTTGACTGCCTTAATCGCCTTATGCAGGTGACTAAGAGTCATATTTTTATTCAAATCCTGAATACCTGAGTGGCAATATGTAATAGAATCTGAAGTAATTTTAATTCCTTGATTGGTGGAATTTTTTAAACCCTTGGGATTATAAAGAAAATACTCTGCCGATTTCTGTGTGAGTTGAGTATTCATATCAACGCCTCGCAATTGCTCTGGACGTTTCGCCTCATACTCAGTAACCTTACGAATCTTACGAGGATCGATATAACGCAGTTCCGTAAGACCATCACGAGGATTCTTAGGGTCAATTACTTTATGATAAAATAATCTCCCGTCAACATACCAACGACGGAAGATTTCATATGAACGATTATCAAAATCAAGAAGTCTCATTACTTCATGAAATTCTTCTCTAATAAGTTTTTTAATTTTATCCGACGCCTTGAGGTTTGATAGTTCAACCTCTACTGGTACATCATCAAAATTACCGCAAATTGTTTCATTTACGATATCGTCTACTGCACTATCGCATTCGGGTTGCATTACCATTTCTCGATAACGAGAAATTAATTCATAGTCATTACGAACACTGCCATCAAAATCGACAGAATATCCGTAGTATCCGCCACCGACAATAGGTTGCGAACCATCCATATTATCTTTCTGAACAAAAGAAGGCCCCTTGGGGACCTTCTTTGCTCTTTCAAGTGAAAAACCGAAGAGCTGATTCGACATTATAATACTAAGTTGATTGATCCTGTTCTATTTATCAAGCATCAACAGTAGCATCAATCGGAGTCCAATACTGAGTTTGGAGTTCGACTGTAAACTCTTCGATAGCATCATTGTTACCGAAGTCAAGATCGATTGCGGCGATGTTGCTTGGGAAAACATTGTAGAATCTATACGACTTAAGAATCTTGGGAATATCTCCATCCTTAACATCGCGTGCTAACTGATGAACAGTCATATCTGCGAAATAACCCGTCGCATCATCTGTGTCACCAAGACCAGCAGCTGAAGTGAAGTTCTCATTGTATGCCTGAATGCTGGATGTCCAGACTTCAAATGCACTACGCAGAGCGAAGTTGCTGTCATTTTGAATCGTGATTGTCCAGGGTTCAAAGGTTCTGTCGCCTGCAATCTTCAGTACACGACCTCTGAAAGGAACTTCAATCACTCCAATCTGAGAAGAGGGAAGATTTGCTGCACGAACTGTGAACTTACCCAGTTCAATCAGAGATGCATTATTAATAATTCCCGTTGGGAAGTTTAAATCTACTTGGAATAGATTAGGACGCGCAAAGTCCGCTGCGACATTTGCTTTAAAATCGTCAATTGTTCCTCTTTTTGCCATGGTTTTTAAATTCCAGTATGTCTCCGTCGTTAATATTTAGTCTAAACAATATTTTCAGACAAAAAAAAGACCCCGTAGGGTCTTTTGATTATGTTAGTTGTTATCAGTTAGCAACTTCACCGAACGAAACACCAGTTCTGGTTGCTGTAAACGTCAGTGTAATGAAGTTGATTGTACGGGTTGGTTTTACGTAGATTTCTGCATAGAACTCACCACGGTCAACTGATTCAGGAGGATTGTTGTCGCTGTCACACTTAACTAGGAAGTCAGTTACACCACGACGACCTTGAACATCGCGCATGTAAGGTTCGACAATGTTAAGGAACAAGGAACGTTGTGCCTCATCATTCTGTTCAAACAGTTGAGATTTAGCAGCACCACCAATGACACGCTCAATAGTCAAGAACAAACGACGGACGTTGATTCTATCGAATGCTGAAGCAAATCCAAGAGCAGTCTTATCACCGAACAGGACTACGCCTTGACCAGGGAATGAAACAACAGGATTGATGCGAGCAGCATAAAGACGCTCACGTTGAGTCTTATTGGGAGAATATGAAAGTTTGATTGCATTTCTCAGAATACCACGTTGGAAACCAGCAGGTGAGAACCAAGGTTCCGAAACTTCTGTTGTCTGCAAGCAAAGACCAGCAACGTCACCGTTACAAGGAACATAGCGATAGACATCATTGTACTTGTCATAGATGTACTTATAACCAGAGTCAAATACAACGTAAGATGAAGATGGTAGCGTATCGAAGAAAGCAACCAAGTTATCAGTGATAGTTGTTGCGTTGGAAGATCCTACAACAGTCGCTCTGCGAGGAGATACAAACAACATGCAATCACGACGCTCTTCTACAACGTTAGTCAGAGCAGTGATTTTTGCGAGAGCAGATGCATCATCAACACCTGAAGGACCAGTTAAGATGAAGTCAACAGTTTGAGATTCTGGGTCTTCTACTAACTCATATGCAACGATAATATCGGTGTTATCAATAGAATACTCGCTAGCACCTGTGTAATCAGCACCATTACCCAGACGGTAGTATGCAGTAGATCCATTAACAGTACCCATGGTTGTTGTACCAGCAGGGTAATTTTGAGTTCCGCTTGTGGATTTAATCAAGTTAAAGACGGTAGAAGCAGCACCACCCCAATCACCAGCGGAAAGAGATGCACCTACTTGGTGGAGTTCATCTTCATGAGTACCCCAATAGATGTACTGAGAACGTTGCTTGATTACTTCTTTGTAGTAATTAGTTTCACCAACAGTTGTCTTTGCATCAGATGCCTTAGAAAGATTGAGGAAACGCTCAAGAACTGCACCAGTAGTACCAGTAATTTTTCCATCAATATCAAGAACTAGGACATGCAGTTCGTCCTTATGACCACCAACAGAAGATGCAAAGTTGGAAGTACCAGGGCGTGCTGCAACAGAATTCCACTTCAAACCAGGGAGATACTGTCTGTCAGCATACTCGGAGCGAACAGAAGCAATAGCAATAGTTGCATTACTGTAGGGTGAGTCAGAACCAGTGTAGTTATCAGCGATTACATCTGCTGCTGCAAACTCTACACTATCCTTATCAAGGGCAACAATAAGTTCTCTTGAGAGAGCACTAATAGTGAATGAAGTGACTGCTGCAGCGTCCTGAGAATCAATATTCAGGAAAGTTGCGGTAGGAGAAAGAACTCCAATATCATCCGCATCTAAAGGACGAAGTTCTACAGTGTTATTAGCAGCATCATATGCATCAATAATATACTCGTTGTCTTGAGACCCATTTTGAGAGTCTGCAATATGAACGTTTTGACCAGCAACGGGAGTAGTCGTAACGGCATTTACAGTACACTTGTATCTGTAATTGACAACCTTAGCAGTTGCTCCACCACTCACAGTTACTGCACTTCCAAGAGTGTATCTGTACTCTTTGGAAGCAGGTACTGGCAATGTCAGAATTTGATCGGCACCAGCATCTGTTACAAAAATGCCGATGGAATTACCTTTTGTACCAGGAGTTCTTGCTGCCCAATGCCAATCTTGACTAGTGTGATTGGTTTCGTAGTCTTGAAGATTCTTAATTAACTCTGCAGTGGAATTGGAAACAGCGTTCTTCAATGCTGTAGCATTAACACGAATGGTCTTAAGAGTACCACCATAGGATAAAAACTGAGCAGCAGTATACCAATACTCGTAGTTCTTATCGTTAGGCTTACCAAAACGCTCTACCAGTTCTCTTTCAGAGGAAATCTGTACAATTTCTTCTACAGGACCAGATTCAAAAGGTGCTGCAAGTACGCCTACATTTGCTGTCGAAAGAGTAGTAATAGTCGTCAGGTCTCTCTCCTGAATTACTACCCCTGGCGAGGATTGATTTACTGCCATGTTTAAAGTCTCCTAGTGATTCCAACATCGGTTGTCTAAGATTATTTATATTTTTGAAAACTCACTGGAACTCCCACATGTACGATTTATCTCCGTATTCCGCAACCTGCCACACCTCACCCTGAGCATCAATAATATGATCATCTTCTAATCCATCTGACATAAATCCAAACGGTGCCATGTCTTGTTCGATATTTTCTCTTTGGTCATCATAGATGCGTTGTCTCACATCATTATCGTGCATCTGTTTAAAGTATTCTTGCATCGCCATCCAAGCAAAAATAACCAGACACATAGCAAGGTCGTCATTACAACCATCTTCTGCAGCAAATGATTGACCCTTGACAATAAAGGTAGTGAGTTCTGCGATAGTATCATAATCTGGAATGATAAGTTTATCCTCTTCGATCAATGCCTTTAGGTTAGAACATCCAACCTGCTTAACAGCACTAGACATCTTGACACCCAGTTGTGTCTTCTTACCAGAAAATCCTTGACCGAGTTGCTGTCCTGCACGACCGCGCATTGCTACCATCAGAAGATTTTCATACTCTAAATCAAACTGGATAATATCTGCAACCTGTCCACCAATATCATTTACCTCACATAAAATATATGCATAGTTATAATTTCTCGCCACATCTATAATAACATTGGGGAAGATGATAGGTTTGATTTCATTATTCCTATATCTAGCAACTAGTTCATATGGTACTGTCGTAGTATCCATAACACAAAACGCCGAGTAATCTTGACTTGTGCCACGAGCAACGTCAACTGTTATGATATAATTATGTTCAGGTTCAACACGTTTATAAATTGCAAGACCTTTGTTTTGTGTAATAGGTTCGATATACGGCATAGTCCTCAACTTACTAGGACTAATCAGAGTATCAACAGAACCGAGGAACTCACATTCAAACTCAACCTTGAATTGTTGTTCTGAAGTATTCTTAATAGTCTGCTCTTTCCACGCAGCATCCCTACCAGGAACAGCAGACCAATGAACTTCTGTTGGTATATATTCATTCTTACTAAGTTCTGCATCATGCCACAACTTATAGAACATGTTCATTCCATGTGGCGTGGAGATGATAATTACCTTTGTGCTTTTACCAGAAGATATAGTAGGATAGACAGATGAAAAGAACTGGTCAGCAATATGGTTCGGAACAAACGCGAACTCGTCCAGAAATATGACATTAAAAGACATACCCCTGACGGCACTAGAACTAGTAGAGGCAGCCATGATTTTACTGCCGTTCTCCAATTCCAGACTGCCCCTGTTCCATTGGAGGATACCTTGCTGGAGCCATTTTGGGAGGTTTTCATAACTAAGTTGTAATCTCTGCAGCATCTCGCGGGAGGTTGCTGCTTTGTTTGCTAGGATTGCGACATTAACATTCGCATTAAAAAGAACATACCAGAGAAGGTATGAAGTAACGATAGTAGACTTACCAGACTGACGAGGCAACTTGGCAATATTAAATCTATTGTCATGAAACTTTCTGGTCATATCAACCTGAAAATCATACATGTCAAAAGGAATCAAACCCTTATCCAGAGAAACAATTTTAATATATGTCTGAATGAAATATACAGGATCATCCGCACACTTAAGATACTCCTGCACTTCTTCAGGAGAAAACTCTGTAGCGACGTTTGCTTTCTTTAGATTGGGATTACCAAGATACTGTTCGGTCGTACTCATTTATTATTTTTCACAGGCCAAGTCATTTCCATTCCTATTGTAATCAATATCATAAATCCAAATACAAATAATCCACTCATCATTCTACTAACGTACCATGCTGTCTACGAATTTCTCGTAGTGCTTCTAAGTTCATATCCTTGGTTCCACCATCATATGCGTGAGCATATCCTTCTTCAATCATTTGCTCGTTAAGGGACACACTGTCGTCCCCAATGTAAAGCCAACCCAGAAGACGCCCGTATTTGCCAGTGCCACCAACAAGTTCAGTCCTAACAGACAACTCATCATCACCAGCCAGCGTGCCTTCGAGTTTTTCTTTGAGCCAGTTGGTTGCGTCGATTCCAAGTGCTTTCTCCTCTAGGTTTCTCGTCCTTTTCTCTGGCGTATCAACGCCTGCAACTCTAACTCTTTCTTTCTTGTATAAATCAAACCCGAGGTCAATAGTGACATCGATAGTATCACCATCAAGGACACGGTTGATCTCCGTCACTCGGAAGTTGTAGCAGCTCTTCCTGCTTGGTGGTGTCAGTCCTGCCATCTTCTAATTCTGCAAATGCTTCTCTTAGTATGTATATGACTACAAACAAAGCACCCGCAACTGCAAGTATCACACATATAATCACTGACCACACAGGGTCAACAACATTATCTAAAGGTCTCAATAATAAATTCATTTATGTCCTTTGTTAAATGGTTCCCAATGTTCCCATCCATGTTTATGAACTGCCCACATACCAATGATAGGGACGAAGACCAGACACCATGCCATGAGTCCTAACCCGTATGGGTTGTTTAATACTGTTCCGCAAAACCTAGCAAACTGTAACATCATTCTTGCAAGACCGATAGAGTGAATAAAAATAATCCAAATAAACAATAGATTACTATGATGCTGATTTCGATGACCATGATTTCCAAAGTTCTAGAAAATATCGGTCTACCATATACAAATCACCTTGAGGTGGTTGTTCTTCATTCTGAGACCATTGATTACAAAGTTCTCTCATTTCTTGTGATATACCTGAAGGTTTAAACATTCTCCCGAATGAAGACATTGCAAATGCAAATCGCATTCTAATGCGCTGTTCCATTTCCTGAGTAGGCGTCAGTTTCATAATAGTTATTTTCACCTTTTCGTAGCCCGAAATAGATGGTGGCACATATAAAGGGTAGTGATCCGAAAAGTAAGACATGTGCTAGGTTCATTGAGTCTTTTCCTCGTAGATTTTAATTAATCTCATCGCTTGTTTTTTATCACATCCTTCAGGTGCATTCTTAATACATCGAAGAATTAATTCATCATCACTGATAGTGGGTTTGATAGAAAACCCCCATTTATCAACTTCACCTTCTGTAGGTGCTTCAACATAATCAAATTCGGAAGGCATTACCTGGTGATAGCGATTGGAAAATTTTAGAACATGCATTGACAGCATGGGTATCTCCATATACTCCAGAGAAGATATATGAGATACCTAACTTACTACAATACTTTTGAAGTTCTTGACATTTTGAAATGTCACTGGTGCTATGATCAATGATAATATCACCCTCTTCGAGTAATGGTAGCAACTCATCAAGTGTGTCTTCTGCTTTTTGCTCTGGACATGTCATCTGAAAAATACCAGGAATCCTACCAGCACTAGTAAACTTCTTAGCATCAGATTTAACTGCCTGGACAAGATACTCTATTGAAGTTACACATCCACTGATATGTCCTGCTTCATATTGTCCACAGGCATTCTCATAGTTAGTACTACTGTAACCCCAGACTTCAATACCTTTCTCAATCATACGGCGAGCCATACCTTCACCAGTACGACCTAGACCTATCATTCCTACTTTCATAATTTTTAACTCAACTTGATACGGTTGCTATGCGAGACTCTGATAGTTTTTCAACAATCACACCCAATTCATTATAGACTCTATCGCCAACTGTGTATTGACGTTGACGTTTTTTAACACACGCTATGATTGTATCATAGTCACTTTCAGTAAAATCTGCAGTCATAATTCCTTTTTTAGAAGTCATTCATTTATATAGAATCATTCTACATGGACGATTCCAGTCATACCTGCACCCTGATGAGGACCACAGAAAAAGTTGTAATCACCTGCATCAGCAAACACAACATCTTGTGATTCTCCAGGAGCAAACAATAATGCTTCTCTAGAAAGATCAGGACGTGCCTCAACAATAATATTATGAGGAGGAAGTGATTCGTTGATAAAATGAACTGTATCACCAGCAGAGATTGTGAGCTCATTTGGTGAGAATGCTAGGTTTCCATTAGCACCCATTGAGACATCAACTGCCCATGCTGGAAGAGCAAAAACCATAGTAATAAAAATTGCAAAAAGAAACTTCATTCGGTTGATAGTAACTAAGACTATTTACCTAATGAAGTTTCTATTTAACTAAGATTTAACAGTCTATGTCAGGGATTCATCATGCCATTTAAATCATCTAAAGTATCTCTTTTTGCTTTAATTGCACCATCAACAAATCCTGCTCTATACGCCCATGTCTGACCACCATCTTGCCCTTTTCTGGGATTAATACACTGCTCATTACCTAACGTATTGCATACTAAACCAGCAAGGTCTAGTTCGCTGCTATCGTATGAGGCAGCAGTTCCACTAAACATGTGCTTACCATTAATCCAAATAGCACCACACTTCTCACACTCCGTTCTAGACAGAGATAATTCGGATACTTCTTTACTTTCCATAGGTTTTGTAGTGTTGTATAAAACTCGTCTTGGGAAATCCTAGTCGTTCTTCTAGATCTCTTCTGATAAAATAACTACGGAATATAACCCAATGCCAACGCAATTCTAAATCTGCAAATTCAAATAACCGCATGGTATTCTCCATACCTGCATATGCTACAAGCAAAATGAAAGCAGTTACCAATAAGTAAAATGAAACCATATTAGTATCGCATTGATACAACAAGTATAATACTATTTACCCAGATTGTCAGTTACAGTATATTACAATGTTAGCAGTTCCAAGCTCTTAGTGACTTCGACAGACGGTCATCTCCAGTGTTGTTAGAAGGTTTTTGTCTCTTACGCATTCCTTTCATCCTTGCACAGAATGATGCTCTTCTTTTATTACCAACTTTTTTAGAGGGTGCTTTCAGGTCAGAACCAGGATTCTCTGCTTCATAAGACTTGCGTCCCTTTTCATTGAGACCACCTTCTTTATTCTTACCAGACTTTTTTGTCCACGCTGCACCTTCAGTTTGCACTTCCTCTGGAACACAATTAGGAACCATCTTATTACCCTTCTTCTTCATCCCAACACGCTTATATCCTTTCCAGCACTTCTCTTGAAAGTCTTGAAGTGTCATTCCTTCAGACTTATTACCATAGTTAGCAGCACCTTTCTTACGGCACTGGACTAATCTACCACTAGCATATGCAGAAGGCCATACCTTTGCACTTGCTTTTACTTTCTTATAGCAAGCATCTTTCTCGCCTGCTTTCTCATTAACAACTTCTTCACCCATGCCAACGTTAGTTACTGTTTTCTTCTTGGCATCTACCTTTTTGAGATATGAATCAAGTTGCTTCTGCTTGATTGCACGAATCATAGAAGAACGCTTACTAAGATATGCAGGTTTCTCACCTTGGGTTTTTCTGATTGCCGTGATAGCAACATCACCCATACCTTCTGTTTGGATTTCTTCTTTTCTAAGACCTAACCTACCTAACAAAGATTTTTTCTTAGGTTTGATGTTGGCACCCATCGCATTCAATCTACTAGTAGCAGTGCTAGACTTTGGCCTTGATGCCTTCTGACGTTTGGAGTAGTCCATGTAGGACTCACCTGGTTTCAGTTTCTTAGGGTCTGCCTTTGGTTTAGAAGCGGCAGCACCATCTTCACGGGCACGAGCATTAGCACCAGGTCCACCCAGTTTCTTATCCTTCTCAGGATCTGGATGCCACATGTCAGCACGTTCTGCAACATTCATTTTTTTAAGATGCTTTTTAATACGTTCGGACTGACCTTTATGCATCTTAGATGCACCATCCAGTTCTTTAGACATTTTTTTAAGGTCTAGATCTTCTGTCTTCACGTTGATTGCCTTCCCTTTTCTATCTGGATTTGGGTCTTTAGCATTCTTGCGACGAAATGCTGCATCCTCTTCGCCTTTATTTAGGTTTCTCTTCATCTTACTAGACCCGCATTTGGGTTTAGTAGTCTGACCAGGTTGTTTTGCACAAGGTTTTCCTGCATACTTACCACCAAGTTGTACCCAACCAGGTGTTCCATCAGATGATTTACTCTTACCAAACCAGTCACGAAGAGAATTATCTCCAGACTTGTTTGCTTCTCCAAATACATCTTTGTATGTTGGCGGCATTTTAGACATCTCTCCCATAGCCATTTTGTTTGCAGTTTTATGCATCACCTCTTTGGAACGATTTCCATAGAGTTTATTCCACCTATTCTTACCCTTCATCATACCCCTAATATATTTCTTAGCGGTGCCATTAAGGGCAGGTGGAACATCTGATGCAAAACCTTGTGCCATATCAACCGCCTACAACTTGTACTTCTTCAACAACAATTGCATTGCCAGTTGCAGCAATACTTACGCAACGCTTAACAACTGCCTGAGGTCCGCTGTAAGCATAGGTGTAATCGGCAGATGCAGCAGAAGAGTCAATATCAGTGCTGATTGTATTTCCTGTTGCAGCAGTAACTTTCTTACCTGCTGTTCCTGCTGACAAGAAAGCAGCATTGATTGCAGGAGATGTGCTATCATCCTCTACAGCAATGAAGTCATCTACTGAGAATGGATGAGTGTTTGACAACTCACCAAGATTAGTTCCGAGTTGATAATCTGCAGTCGAATCATCTACGCCTTTTACAATTCTTGCTTGACCAGGTTTGCCACCCTTTAGTAGAAGTGCTTGATCTTGAATCAGAGTGATTGCGGGACCACCATTGAATGCGACTGTGGCATCACCTGCAGTTGCAACCACGCGATAGTATCCAGTCTGTACAACTTGATACTCGGTAGCATCAGCAGCAATTGCATTTGTGCTTAAAACATTTAATACTGTCATGTCATGTTAGTTCGTGTCAGTATTATTTATCTCCTTTTGCTTCTTTAACATCTTTTGTAAGTCCGCAGTACTGCCAATAAACATCGTGTTATTAACAGTAGACGGGCCCGACTTTTTATCCTCTGCATCTAAATCCTTCATTTTCTTTTGTAAGTCAATGAGTTTGTCAGCAGTGTCTGCTACATGTTTAATAAGTTGACCTGCAACTTCATAAGCACGAGGATGATCTGACGCTCGTGCCACATCAAGTATGCCATCTACTGCCTCCTGACCTTTCATTACTAAGTTGTGAAGTTGAGCACGAGAATACTCATAATCCTGCCTCACATCAGGAGTATCAGTTTTTTTCAGTTCTGGTTTTACCTTTTCAACATGTTTTTCAAGTTCAGAAGGTTCTGCTCCAAAAGCATCATTTAGTCCATCAAAAGGATTTGCCATAATTAAATAACCTCATCCGCTCCGCTTACGGGATTACGTTTCTTGTTATCGGTAAAGTCTTCATCAACAATACCAAATCCAAAATCGTCATCAGCATCAGCATCTAACGGATCTGGTTGAATTGTATATCGAACTTCTCTAGGTGCAGAAGAAGTATCGATACTTGTGTACATATCCGTGATTGCCTTTTTGATAATCTTGGACTCGGTAACAGGACCGTATAGATAAGTCTTTACCGTAAATTGTAGAGTATAAGTGATTGCTCTACGAGTAGCAAAATCTCCCTCATAGTCATCTTCATAATCAACATTAGTCAGGATAACAGGAACATCCTTAGTTTCATTAATATCAGGAAGCAGTTTAACTGACAGATTAAAATGTGGTTGAAAATATGGAAGAATCTGTTCTAAAATTTGTAGTCCATCTTCTTGATTTTTAGAAATGATTGCTAACTCAAATGATAAATTGTAAGGAACAGGCATGAATACATTTTTATTTGCATCACCGTCCTTTGCAATCTTAATTTTTTGAGTTGGAGATACCTTTCTAGCATTGTCGTAGGTAATACCATTAATCTCAAAAGAGATTCTAGGAAGAGTAATCTGAGTTCTTTTGTTTGTAGGGTCAGGATTTTGATCGAGACGTGCTAAAAACTTTTGTTTTGGACCATATGCCAGAGGCACTTTCATCACTTCAGTAGAGCGACGAAGTTCAATATTGTTGAACAACGTACCGAACGCTACAATAGTCTTTCTAAAAATCTCGTGATATGAATATGTGCCTAACATCAGATTGTAGTATCAGTGGTGGATCCAATAGAACCGAAGGGATTACCTTCAGTAAAATCTATAATATCGTCATCAGCAGTTTCAAAACTATAGTTCTGGTCAATGCTATCAGCGGTATTAGTATTATTTAGAGTGTTATAAGATTCAGGACTCCAGAGAGCACCTGATGTTATTCCCTTAATTGTTTCTGAAGTATTGAAGGTTCCTGTTCTATTGATGACTTGGAGTTCTCTTGAAGAACTATTCCAGGACTTGACTTCTGCTCTAGAGTCTTTTGGTGAGTAGTCAATCGCAACAGATGGGGCACTAGTATAACCAGTACCACCAGCTGTGACAGTAATGCCAGTAACAATCCCTGTAGCCGAAACCACCGCTGTTCCTGTTGCTCCACTTCCACCACCTCCTGTAATAGTAACTGTAGGTGGCAATGCTGATTTATAATGCTCACCACCATCAGTAATTGTAAAGGAACTTACTGCGTCCCCAGTGATTGCTGCTGTTGCTGCAGCAAGATATAGATCACCGACAATTTCTTCACCAACTGTGAAGTCTCCTGAACCGCCAGCATCCATAACCAACTTAATAGAATTGGCAAATGCCGTTTCGATAGCATCAATTGCTGCAACACCTGTATCAAGTTGTTCGTCACTATACTCAAAGAGTTCGCACTGGCATTCCCAGACATAACCCTTACCTAACTGATAGAAAGGTCTTTCTGCTTCTACAAACTTAATCTCAAATAAATGTTTTGTTGTTGGAAACCAAATAAGGTCACCCTCATTAGGACGACCCTCCACATTCAATACTGCATTATCATCTACTTTCTCGGTAAACTTAGTTCTAGAAAAGATAAAGGTAGTCTTGTCTTCAATACGAACACCAAACTTACTCAGAAGTTCTCCTTGACCTTCCCATCCGTCTACATTATTAACATATGCTCTGATAGCAAGTGCCTGTGTAAAATTGCTACTTTCTACTTCTTGAAAAATCGTGTCTTTATTGACATACGTTCTAGGCAGATAATAGATATCCTGACCATAGAGTTCAATACTCTCAATGATCAGATTGCCCATGAACATTTGTTCCTGGGAAGAACCGTTTAGATTTAGTCGGCAACTACTAGTATAGTCCGACTGAATGCAATTTTCTGCGGGATCGTTTCTATAAGTCATATCAACCTATTAAGTCCATTGGAGGGAGTTCGTATGTGCTACGAATAGTTTCTTCAAGGTCTTTCTTGAACTGACTTGCGTCCTCAAGAATCTGACGACCATTCAAAGTCACACCACCAAGCATTTGAATACCATCATACTTACTCAGGTTGCGACCCCATTGCTGTTGGAATAATGCCTCAACATAATCTTTCAACCAAGCATCATTATACATCCCAGTATAAGTATCAGGGTCTTGACGCATCAAAACTTCCACTACCATCTTGTCACCTGATTGAAGAGTTGCCCAATTAAAATCCAGGTAAAGTCTTCCTTGATATTCATTAAATCTGACTCTGCGATTTCTATCCGAGTTAGTAATAAAATCAAGAGTCTCAAGATACTGAGAGGTCATGAAGTAATGTAGAATATGTCCATGCGTCATTGCATAGATGTCATTCAAGAAAATCTGATACTTAATATTAAAAATATTACCAGGAGTTACACTAGCAGCACCAATTTGAGTGTAGGCATGATTAACTGCTAACACTCCAGGAGGAAGTGATACATATTCATTCCCTTCTGTCCAATCAGTAGAACCTAAAGCACTGCCTGTTTGTGCAGCAGTCTTAATTGCATCAGTTACTTCAATCTTGATGAATGCTTTATAACTACCGTTATATGAATATTCTTGAAAATAATCAATTGCTTCTTCAATCAGATCATCCAGTTGCTCATCACACACGTTGATGTCAATTGCAGGAAAACCTAATCTACGAAGAGCATAGTTTTTTAGTTCTGTTTTAGAAGCGGGTTTTGTGGCAGACATATTTTATTAAGCGAATGAATCGACAACAAGTGATTGAACATCATTAGCACTAACGACTTCTCCAACTTTAAAGAATCCGTCAACATTATCTACGGTGATAGCAGTAGAACCAATAGCAGTAATAATTCCTGTAGTGCCAGTGGTAGCACCTGTCACAGTTGCACCAATTTCCATTGTAGTAACGTCGGTAAGAGTGAGAGTAGCATCAGTAGCAACAGTTGCTACATCAACAGTACCACCTGCTCCACCTGCCTGAACAATAGTGATTGTGTCACCGATACTATATCCAATACCACCGTCGTTGATAGTAACATTGGTGATTGCACCAGCAGAGGCAGTGATATCGACAGTTAAATCAGTACCATTACCAGTTGTTGCAAGAGCAGTTCCAGTTGCATAACCAGAACCTCCTGCAAGAGATGCTAGGTTCAGTGATAATACTTCACCAGCATTGGGGTTAACGATTGTTACTGTCTCACCATTGAGATAATTACCACCACCAACATTAACACTAGCATTAGTGATAACATTACTTGAAATTACAGCATTAACAGTTAAACCAGTACCACTACCACCAGTAGTTGCCAGTCCAGTTATAGTTCCATTTGGGAGTCCTGAAGCTCCTGTGAATCCACCACCTCCATTATTTGCAATCGACATGGTAACAACTTCACCAGGTGTGGGGTCACCAGAAAGATTCAATGTCAGAGTGGTAGAGGTTGCAAGGTTGTTGAGCATTGCACTAAGTTGAGCAAAGGCATTATCAAGTTTATCTTGAACCCTTGCCTCAGTGTAATACTGGTTAGTACCTTCAGGAAGATCGGCAGTATCTTTAGTATTAAAACTTGTATCAAATCGTGCCTCAGTGTAGAAGATATTAGTAGAACCTTCAGTTACATTATCAGTATTGATGTCTGCCTGAGTGACACTCAGAGCACCTGCACCGCTAAGTTCAATACCTGCACCATATGTGAAGTGTGTACGGGTCCTAGCAGCGGTTGTGAAGAGGTTTGTGGAACCTTCGGTTACATTGTCGGTATTAACGTCTGACTGCGTTACAGAGAGTGTATAGGTGCCTGCAGTGTCATCATATACCTTAGTGATGCCTGTGCTAGCAACAAGCAGTGCGTCAATTCTGTCATCAACACGCTCATCAGTGTAATAAAGGTTGGTTCCCTCTGTAAGATTAGTAGTACTATGGTTTGCGATACTAGAAACCGTACCAGTTACATCGCCTGTAACATTACCAGTTAGAGATGTTGCAATTAGAACACCTGTAAGGGTTGCACCTGTTGCAGTTGTTTCAAATGTCTTAGTGCCATCATGATAAAGTTCGATTGCACCAAGAGGCAACGCTTTAAACATAAAGTTGGTATTATCTTCATCATATAAAGAAATACCAGCGGCATTACTATTTCTAATCTGTAATGGACCAGTAGTATCAATTCTATTTTGAGACCCACTCCAGTAGATCTGCATGTCGTCATCATTACCGAATGTTGCCTTGTCGGTATCACCAAGAGCAATGCCACCATTAGCACTAATCTCACCAGTGAAACTAGAAGTGCTGGTTACAGATAGAGTTCCAGCAGTTGTAATAGCTGTGCCAGCGTTGAGTGAATCTACATATGCAGTTGCCCACCTTAGTGTACTAGCACCTAAGTTATAGGTACTATCGGTTTCTGGGTTAAAGGTCTTACCAGTAGAAATAGCAGCAACCAAATTACCAGTGATATCACCAATAACTCCGCCACTCGCTGTAATAGCACCTGTAAAATCAGAAGTGCTGCCAACAGTTAATGTGCTTTCTGTTGCAACTGCACCAGTTGTTCCACTAACAGTAAAGTTATCAGTGTCAACTGCAATGCCACCATTAGCATTCAGAAGACCAGTAAGAGTCGTAATACCAGTGACTGCTAAGGTACTACTAAGTGTTGTTGCATTAGTAACTCCAAGTGTAGAACTCAGAGTTGTTGCACCAGTAACTCCAAGAGTTGTACCGACTGTTGCTGCTCCACTAACTGTCGATGTTACCATCGTAATCTCATTTGCAGCAAAGTCTCCAGAAGAGTCACGAGCGACAATTGTAGAAACAGTTGCAGCGGTTGCAGTTGTTAAACCATCTAATAAGTCTGCGTTAAGATTGTTAATCTTATTGGTTGTAGGAATAACCAGTGCAGGACCAGAAGAAACTTGAGAGACGATTTGACCATCTACAGTCAAGGTGCCATCAATATTGGCATTAGCATCAACGTCAAGAGATGTTCCAGCGCCAGTAAGATTAAGACTACCAGCACGAAGAGGACCATCTGTACCACTAACTACTTCAGAGGAGTTGGTTGCACTTGTTAAGAATGCGAATTCGCTGGTGGATCTGTCGTATCCGAAGAAACCAATTTTCGCAGAGCCGTCGTAATAACGGAATTCAACACCACGATCTTTAGCGTCGTTAGACGATGGTGCTGTGTCACCACCCAGAGTAATAATAGGGTCGTCGAGAGTTGTTGTCGTAGAGTTAACAGTAGTTGTTGTTCCATTGACGGTCAGATTTCCAGTAATAATAACATCAGACTCAGCAGTTACATCACCACCGATATCTAGAGTGCCACGAATATCAGTATTGCCAGTTGCAGAAACTACCTGGAACTTAGTAGCACCACCAACGCCTGCTAAAATCTCAACGTTAGAAAGGAATGTGGCACCACCACCTTGTAGGAGTGTTCCTGAAATATTGGCATTATTATTGAGGTCGAGAGCACCTGTAAGTTCGGTAGCACCATAAATTCTAGCGTCACCACTAACTGCAAGGTTCTTACCAATACCAACACCACCTGTTAGACGGAACGCACCATCTGCAGAATAAGAACCAGTTAGAGTTTGTTGGGTATTTTTTGTAAATGTTACGATATCAGTGACACCAAAAGTGTCATTAACTTGAGTTGGATCGCCAACAGTTAATGTACCAACGATATTTGTATTACCGTTATCGGCATCAACACCAAACTTCTCAACAGCAGATCCGTTTCTGATGGAGAAGACTTCATTAGAAGCATCGACAATCAGTGAATCGTTAATGGTTGTTTGACCTTGGACAACTAATGTACCATCAGTTGCAATGTTACCTGAAGACGAGGCAACGGTCATCTTGTCCGTGCTACCACTTCTTACAGCGAAGTTAGCATCAACATCAACAGTACCGTTAAACTCAGAGTTGCCTTGGACTAACAGTGTCTGGTCGAATGTGACAGCATTGCTGACATCCAGAGTATTTGTAATCTCAGTTGCACCATTGACATCCAGTGTGCCTTGGATATCGGTATTGCCAGTTACATTATCAACGAAGAATTTATCCGTCGTGCCGTTTCTGACAGCAAAGTCTGCATCAACATCGACAGTGCCATTAACATTTAACGTCCCTTCAATTAAGGTATTGCCGTTATCAGTATCAACATCAAACTTAGCAACACCAGAACCATTTCTAATAGAGAATACTTCGTTGGCAGCATTGATAATTACACTATCTTGAATAGTAACTTCACCCTCAACATTGAGAGTGCCTTCAATATCAGTGTTACCAGATGCACCTAGGACAGAGAACTTGACTGTATCGGAATTGACTTTCTTACCAATAAACAGACCTTCGCTGGCAGATGTGCCACCAATGTGGAGACTAGTGCCGATACCAGCACCACCAAAGATTCTAGCGTTTGAGGTAGTATGTGAAGCATAACTAGGGGTTAGAACCTGAACAGATCCAGATTCAAACTTACGACGAACTCTCAGGAAGTTTTGCTCGTTGAAGACCTCAGTAGCAGATTCTTTTTGTAGGATTGTGCCGTTGATAACAACGTCGCTGTCGAACATAAAGTCGCCAGCAATATATCCACCACCATCAAATCGGAATGAACCATAGTCATTGGATTGAATTTCCCAAACACCAGTGCCAGAATTCAATGCAAATGTGGGCTCATCAGTTGCTTCAAAGTGGACAGAACTAGCAACATTCAGTGTGCTGTTAAAATCACAAGCACCAGTAACTGTTACAATACCACCAAACTCAGCATTACCTGTAGTAGTATGAATCTCGGACTTAACAGTGCCTGCACCATTCTGGAATTGTAGTGACTTAGAAGCACCACGGAGCACCATCGTATCATCGAAACGAGATGTGCTATTTGCTCTGAGTGTACCATCAACATCCAGCAAACCGCCAATGTTAACGTCCTGAGTAATACCAACACCACCAGCAACTACCAAGTCGCCAGTTGTATTAGTAGTTGAGTTGGTGCCAGATGTAAGTTTTACGTTACCTGCAAGGATACCAGAAGCAGTACCACTAAAGACTTCAGTATTATTTGTAGCAGCATGGAGGAAACTATAACCACCACCATGACCAGCTAAGTCAGTGTAGTTAGTATCCCAACCATAGAAACCTAAGCGTGCTTGAGTATCGTAATAGCGGAACTCAATACCACGATCTAAATTATCGTCAGTTGTAGGTGCAGTATCACCACCAAGAGTAATGATAGGGTCATCAACTTGTAAGGTGGCGCTATTAACTGTAGTTGTTACACCATCGACTTGGAGGTCACCCCAGACACGAACGGTGCCAGTTACAGCACGATCATCGCCAGGGTCAAGATTCATCGTCGCATTACCTGTGGCAATGTAGTTTGCTTGGAATCTTGCGTTTTCTACAGTGACTTTACCACTTCCCTCAGAGGCATTAATTTCAACTAAATCTTCTGCAGTAATAATAATGTTGCTGGATCCAGAACCAGCATTAGTTGTCAGAATGTTAAAGTTTCTATCTGTAGCAGTATTCTGACTTAACTGGAAGGTAAGGTCACCATCCCCAGTCTTATCCAGTGTCTGATTAAGAGCGCCGTCAAGAGTAATATCAGCGTCAGAGAAGTACGACCGTACATTAACATCAAGTTCGCCAGCTCCGCTGTCCCCCGTATTATTAGCGCCAACGAGTAGATTACCGCTCGTATCATTAACTTTAATATAGTTAAGATAATTGAATCCTCTGTATCCAGAGGTTGCAGTAAGTTCCTGATCCAGTTCAAAATTTTCTACGGTATTACCGTCAGCGAAACCAATACGATTATTTTGTAATTGTAAATTATCTACACCTAGTGCGGCGATTGTGACATGCCCGTTGCTGTCAACGTCGAAATCTTCCTGTGCAAAACTAGCCAGTCCCTTCTGTTCCGTTGCCTCAGCCGCGAGGTAACGCCATGATCCAGTATCACCACTGGAATGAGTAGGAGCACCAACACCAGCACCGATGTCTGCAATCGCTTGGTAGACTTTTGATGCATTCTGAATGATTGCATATCTAGAATAAGCAGTGCCTGCATCATAGTTAGCATACTTACTACCCTCGGTAGCAGTAGCGATAGGCACATTTGTTGAGGATGTCAGACGACCATAACCATCAACTGTAAATTTCGTTGCGTTTACAGTCTCTGTACCAAATGGTTCTGAGTTGGATCCAACACCAGAAACTGATGTGAGGGATTCTGTATTGTAATCACCAGGGACAACAGCAGTAACAATAAGGTCAATCGTTGGATTGCCCGAAATACCAGCACCATCGTTAATGGCAATTCTAGTTGCAGTACCAGTAATAGTTCTGGTTGCCGCATTACCACCAGAAGTTCTGGAAATAATACCAGTGGTGGTCAGACCAGAAATTGCAGCAAGGTCTAGATCATATGCTTGTGCAGATTGACCTTCTACAGTACCATTTAAGTTATAGTCAGCAAGAGTTGTTGGATTTGAAGCATTGATAATACGTCCCTTAGCGTCTACAGTAACAGAAGTGTATGTCGCTGAAGGAGTTCCAGTTCCATCATAATGTGGAAGAGTTGAAACAAGAGTTAATTCGGCATTAAGGTTCAGGTTTGCAGAACCATCAAAAACACCAGAGGCGGTAATATCTTGAGATAACTGAATCTGTCTAGTAGATGCTAAACGTGCAGCAGTAGAAGAGTTACCAATCAGAGTTGCAGTAATAGTACCCGCAGAGAAGTTGCCATCACTATCTCTCTGCACAAGAGTATTTGCCGTGTTGGAAGTTGACTCAACAGGGCGTTCATATCTCAGAGTATTCCAAGCAGAAACACCGTCACCGATTTTAAAACGACCAGTGTCAAGTTCAATGCCTAACTCACCTTGAGCAAGAGTTGGATTCGCGTTTGCCCATTCTTGAGCCCCACCGCGTCTTAATTGAATTCTATTTGCCATTGTTTACAGACAACTCGATTGAGATTATGCTTCCAAGTTATTTATGCGTAATAAAAAAGGGGACGTTGCCCCTTTTTGTTATTCTGCTGCTTCTACTGCAGTTTCTTCTTCTACACCCTCTTCAGGAGGTGCTGACATAGTTTCTGGATTGTAATACTCCAGTGTTTCAATAGCCCCCTGCAATTTCAAAGCAGTTGTTTCATTCTCTTTAATTTTTGCAGCGAGTTGTTGATTCTCGGCAATCAATGTCTGAAAACGCTCTTTGAACTGAGTGAGCATATCAGTTTGAGGGACTTGTTCAATAGTCATGATGTTTTTTTAGTGGTTTGGACTAACGTTAGTAAGAGTGATTTGATGTCACTCATATCAGATTTTAACTCAGAAACTTCATTTTGTAAAGCCTGCATTTTCATTTTATCCCGTTCTTCAGCACGAATACCTGCCATATACTTCTGATATTCAGAAGTACTCCCACACTCGATAGAACCAGCCTGGGAATCTTTATACCAACCTTCTGCATCTGTAATCGGGATTTTCATAATTAGATAGCGAGTGCAATTGCTCTAAAGTCTTGAAGTTGAGGAACATCTGCCTGGTTTTGGGAGATGAGAAGGACTTTAATCTGATATTGCTGGAAATCTAATCCTGCAACTTCATATTCATAATCCTCAAAGAATCCTTCTTCGTTCGTTGCAGGGATTGTTGCATCATCTACTGGGAAATATGTCCAACCGAAAGATTCAATTGGATCGCTAGAACCAGTTGGCAACACTCTATATAGTGGTTTAATCAGAGTATCTGGTGGGCGTTGAGCCGCAAAGAGTAACTTGATAGAACCCGATGGATTTGTTAGAGTAGCAACCTTAGTGATGTAACATGCCTCATGCTCATCACCAACAGAAACAAGTGCTGCATTGGCGTTTGACGGTTTGTTGATTCTATTTGTTGTTGTTAGCAACGAGAATCTATCAAGGTCAATAACTGGTGAGACGTTATCGGTTTCACTAGTAAGTATAAGATCCATTCTAAACGACTTTGCACCAGACAATTCTGAGGATTCGTTAATATTAGAACAAATAATCTGAGGAGTATTGAAGTAGTTATCCTCATCTAAGAGAATATCGTAAAACTCTCCAGTATTTGAGAAGGATGCTTGATTCAGATTAACACCATCATTGATTGATGTGCCCGTAACAGTATTAACTCTTGCGGTAACATTTGTACCAGGAAGAAGCATCTTCTGAATCTGAGGTGCAAATTGCTCATATTGAACGTTTTGCGTAGCCTGTACACCTTCACCACCAGATCTGATTCCTCTAGAAGCGATGGAAGTTGTTGCAACATCATATGTATCAAGAGTTGGATTTAAAATAGCAGTATGAGTTTTGTTAACTTCTGTTAGAGGAATGCCATCAAGATTATAACACTCTACGACAGACTCATCAGAGAAAGAATCTGCTGTTGTCCCATCAAGACCTCTCTCAGTAATTGTAATAGTCTTACCATCACTGCTAATTGCTTCATAAGACATGATTTCAAATGGATCTCCCTCAAAATCTAATGGGAAGTCTATACCAATTTCTCCTGAAGGACCAGTATTATAAACTCTAATGTAACCAACATTACTGCTACTAACTGCAGAACCATTGATAATAGTATGGAAAGCAGTAGCATCATTCACATTAATAGTAGTATCTGTTGCTGAGATGGAGGAAGATAGAAGGGTAGAACTTACTTCACTCGTTACACCAGCAATCGAAACATTATTACTCAAACTATGCATACCATGGTTCGTGTGAATTACACGAAGTCTTCTTTCAGATGTTGTATATGTTGGGGTTGTACTTGGGAATGAATCACTAACAGCACCTGTTTCAACAGCGTCTCCAGAATAAACAGGAGCAACAGTAGTAGAAATTGAGGCAGTTTTAGCAGACTGAGAACCAGTGATAGTTTCTGGCGTTGTATCATCAAAATTAATAGATACATAACGAAGCGTTAAAGTATTTGTTCCACTGTCCCAAGTTACCACTTCTCCAGTAGGTGCTAAAGAAGAGTCACCTGTAACCGTTTCACCAACAATAAAGTCGCCAGATGCACCAGTTACAACAACAGTAGCAGTTGTCTTTGAAGACACTACACGGTTTGTAATAGCACCACCAGTAGAAGAACCAGCAACCCAGTTTCCACTAATATCAGTAATAGTTACCAGTTTTCCTGCAAGACTATCTTCAACCTTAACAACTGTACCCTCAGCAAGTGTGGTCTTCTGATAGATACGAGCACCAATCGTAAATGGTAATGTTTGAGAGTTCATTACCAACTGTAATTGAGGTTGGAAGGTCTGAATAGAATCTACAGGAAGTTCTGCATATCCACCATTACCAGGAAGTAAATCAGCATTGTTAAATGTAACTCTACTATTCACAGTAGTATCAAATACTGCTCTATTGAGTTTAAACTTCATATCCTCATACTGGTCAGCAGTCCAGGTAGTTGCGTTTTGCGACTTAAACAAGACACCCGCATAAGGTTGCTCAGAAATAGTTCTATCTCCACCAATTTCAAGTTCTCCCATTCTAGAGATCCAAACCTGATATTCATTTGAGTCCGAGAAAAGAACAAAACAATGTTCTTGGGATTGTGGAATATAAACAGGTGCTCTAAATGTAAACTTAGTAGGAATAGCAGCAGATTCAGAGGTTTGAATATCAGTTGGATTAATAGTAACATCAGAGAATGGAAGAATCGCAGTAGTAGGATATCCATTTTCCATTGTTCTAATCTGCATGGAGATTGGAATTGTGCTATCTGTAGCAAAGAAATAAATTTCTACAGAGGTAACAAATATACCACCAGGAATATCATTAATGAAAGATTGTGCGAGAGGGTCCCACCAACCAACTTGACGAGTCTCTGTTCTAGTTGTCCGAACAGTTCTCCTTTGAGTAACTGTGTCGCGAACAATATCAGCATTACGTACAGCAACTACATTTTCGCGAACTCTCTGTAAAGTTCCCGCTGCTGTAAATTCAACTTCTCCAGAAGACGCAACTGCACCTGGAATTCTTGTATCATCTGCTTGAGATGTCATACGAAGAGTTCTTGTACCAGTCTTCCAACGAGGATTGACGTTCTTGATTGGTTCTGGAATAAAGAAATTACCTCTATATGCTCCAAAACGGTCAGTAATATGTCTACGGTCTTTTACAACCGCTTTAGCACCAGACTTTCCTCTAAGAACTTCACCGACTTCCATATTTCCATAGTACTTAGCATTCTTACCATTACGCATTGCCAGCGCCCAAACATTATGGTTAACAAAGTTTGTATTGGAAGAATATGAAGTAGGAAGATCTGAATCATCATACGGGTTATAACCCTTATACCAACTATCTGGTTTAAGGCACTTAAACTTACACTTACTCTTAAGACCAGTAATAGTCTCACCAGGAACAAATGGAATCGAGTTTGTTCTGTTGTCAACTGCTGGATCTTTAATAACCTCAATAACCTTTGGAGTTACATAATCATTAATAATCTTTCTATCAAAGAAGATGTAGAATCTTGTTCTGGGTTTCATTCTTTCCGCAGTAATACGGACGTTTCTAGAACGCATCCAGTTAATAGATGTGGTAGAAACAACACTATCACCGAGAGACTGTCTATCAATTCTAGGAACAACTCTAGATCTAATTCCTGTTCTAGTTTGTCTTCTTGTAGTTTGGATAGTTGTAATTCTGTCAGTAGCACGACCTCTACCCCAATCAGAACGACGGCCGACGTTTTGTGTTCTTGATCTTCTTCTTGTACCAGACCAATTTGTTCTCCAAGAACCCCATTGAATGGGTCCAAAACCCCCTCTACCAGTTGCATTTAACCGTTGTCTTGTTGCTTGGAAGTTACCTTCAATATTAGTAACTTTGGTTGGGAGACGCTTTGTATCTACCCAGTCATCTGATGCTGGGTCAAGAGTAATATTACCGATATATGCAAACACATTGAAAGGGTTAACGTTTTCAACACGAGAAGCATATGGTTGCTCAATTAAAGTATCTTCAACATAAGGAAGGGTGATAATTGCACCTTCATCATCAGTGCCAGTAGAACCAGTTCTCTGATAATTTAAGGATAACGTATCACTAACTTCTAGAGGAACAGAAGTTGTGTAATGCGAAGCTCTAGCAATTCCGTCCGAAAAGTCCAAAGATGCTGAGAAGTCTACAGAATCAGTAGCAGACTTGGAGTGGTCGCTAAAATCATCTACAATGAAACCATTCTTCAAACGACTCTTACCAGAAGCATCAGTAATTTCTACATTGAAAGTATCACTCTCAAGCATGTTAAGAGACGTATAATACTCAACTTGGTCAAGTCTAGTTTCAAGAGTACCAATGTCCCTCATTGTATATCTTCTATTTTCAGACTTAGTGATGATAACATCTTCATCAGGTTCAAATCCATATGGAGCATGACGAAGAGTTGCCAACAACATCCCCTCTTGTAAATCATCAGGTTCTGAAGGTTGCTCCTCAGACTTACCTACAATAATTTTGAACTCCCCATCTGGAGAGAGGAATAGTTTATCAATTCTTGCCAGATACCAACTAAAGTCGCAGCGGAAGTTACTATCAATCTTAGGAACATCAAATAATGTTGCGCCAGGAGTTCCTGAGGTTGGATAAACTCTGGATTTGAAATCTAATGTTGAACAATTAACATATGCAGGAGATGCCACAGAACCAGCACCACTATAAAGGTTCTTTACACCAGGTCTAAAATCAAGATAGTCTGATAGGAATCTGCCGTTAAAGATTGGAACATCCTTATATGAGGTATTCAGATAAGACTGACCTCCAAAGTAGTCTCCTGTTGCAGAATGATTATAGTAATCAATAACAACTTTAATTTTTCTGATAGGTGCTGCAACACCCTTCTGTCTTACTAGTTTAGAAATTCCATATTGAAACTCAGTTTGACCTGTTTGTAATTCATATCTATCAGTAATTACTTTTGATCCAAGTTCAATTGAACCAACAGAATCATTAATAATCGCACTAATTCCAGCACCAGTGCTGTCAAAACCAGTTACAGTTTCACCAACCTGGAATGTTCCATCCAAGTAGACAATACTCAATTTCAAAGTGCTTGAATTGAATCCAACAACTCTTGCTCTAGCCAGAGAAGTTCTTCCACCAACAATAGTACCTGTAGCAAAGAATGCAGGTTCTACAAGAGTGATAGATGGAAGAACAGGATCATCATCATCTAAAGACTCATATACTGCATGAAGTTTATATGCGTCGGTCAATCCTAAAGAAATATCAAGGTCATCAATTCTTGTTCCATATAAATTGCTATAAACAAGATTATAGTTTTGCTTATCAAGATTTTGAATCGTCTTATTTGCTTTTAAAACAAACATCTCAACAGGAGACTTTGTTTTTCTAGTAGTGATATTCTTCGAGATTGTTGCAGTAACTTTAACAGAAGTAATATTTGTTAAATTATCAACCTGAAGTGTAGTTCTATCAGCAGTAGTAAAAGATGTATATCCAACGGCACCAGTATTAGTAGTATCAATGGTAACCTGGTCACCAACTGGATGAGTAGCACTAGTACCAGCTAATACTGTGACGGTAAAGTTTGATTCACTAATAGATTCAAACTGCTCATTTTCAGGAAGAGTGATTGAAATAGAGTTGGAGGCAACTGTTTGAGAATCAAACGTTCTTCTGACAATCATAGATTCGTCAGAAATACTACTTACATACGGTTTTGCTAATTTAGTAAAGAGATTTGCATTGTTAAGACCATCTAGTCTTGCTCTCTTTCTAGTTAAAACAGTATAATCACCAGCAGTAGGAGCGGAAGAACCAGGAGTTACATTGACTACCTGGTCAGCAAAATCAAAAATTGTAGATGGATTGGATGTTGATAATGCAGCGGGAGTAACAGAATCAACATCAACAAAGGTTGTAGTGTTGAAGAAGATTCTATCGCCAGATCTTAAATCTGCAGCAAAGTTAGAATTCAGACCAGTAATTTTCTCAGCAGCACCAGTTGCATCGTATGTAAATGTCTGACCCTGAACAGTTTTTTCGTCTAAAAGGAGAACATCAGATGTAAATTCTACAGCAGTAGTAGTTTCATCTCTACCAACAAATTGCCTTGTATCTGAGAACTGATAGACATATGATTTCTCAATCGTGTCCAGTTGCAGACCATCTAAAGTTAAAACCTCACCTTCTTGGAATACACCTTCGACTTGATATAATTGAATATGATCGGCAGCGGTAACACCATTAACAAGATATCCCTTTGCTCCAGTGTTGAGACCAACTAATAAAGAACCAGCAGAAATTGTTTGATTGCTTGCTAATTCTAAAATAGTGAACATTTGGATATCAAAGACATGCAAAGCATACCTATCATCTACTGTTCCAAAAGTATTATCTGGGTCTTCAACATGTTCTAATACACAGGATCTAGCATATCCAACAACATTACCTTGTGCCGTACCTGGAGTTGCGGTAAATGTATCTCTAAGTTCTAATGTTTGATATGCATTAGAAATTGTAGCACCACTAGTGTTTAAGAATCCATAAACATTATTAACTATACACTTATTACCTAATGTGAATGGAGAGATAACATTTTGTGCTGAGTCAGTATCTCTTGGTTTTCTGAGATCGATATATGTTGGAGAAAGTGTTTTAACTCTATACCCTCTAACATATGCAGTACCTGGTCCAATTTCAACAGAATATAAATCATCACTTGGAACTGCACCACTAGAGGTAGTATCACCTGCAGAGTAAACACCATTATTAAAAGTATCATCCAGATTTTCACGCATTTCTATGCTGAAATCAATAACAGTATAGTCTCCAGACTCTTCATATGTTCTAAGAGCTAAAGACTTTTCTAACTCATCATATGCACTACGGTCAACAAGTTTTTCAACCTTACTACCATTAATACGAAGTAATTCGATGAAGTCTTTATCTGCTTCATCTGTAAGAAGTTTCTTAATTAAGTTTGCTGTAATTCTGAATCGATGAGAACCAGGAGCAGCATAATTAGATGTGCCTGCAGCATTATCATTGAGTGATAAGTCATCTTCAGGAGTAACAATAGATTCTAAAATTTCAAGACCAATTCTATATTTTGGCGTCGTTCCATATTGGTCAAGAAGAACTGTCTGATATGAGATATCTACAAAATATCCCCTGATGAAATAAACACCTGGTTGAATATATGCAACAGAACCTTGTTGAAGTGAGTTAGTAGGAAGAAGTTGTGCAAATGGAGATCCAATTTCAATCAGAGTTGTTCCAAAAGTAATTTCTTTATCGGTAACTAACTGTTCGTTATCTTGGAAAGTTTCTACGGTTCCACCATCTCCACCAGACTCAATATACTTCACATATAACGTGATATATCCCTTATCAGAAGCGGTATCGGAAATACTAAAGAGAACTTTTGCCTTAACACCTGTAGTAAGACCTTCAATAATTCTACCTTCGAGTTGTGTACGATACAACTCAACATCTGCACCAAGAAAAGATTCTTGAAGCATGATAGCATCAACACCTAGGTCATAACCTACCTGACCTGGGATGACCATTGCGCCATCTTTGAATAAGTGTTGCCCTACATTCTCCACCTGATTCTGGAGAACCGACTGCATTGTAGTGAGTTCTCTCGCCTGAATGGGAAATCCAGGACGGAATAGAACTTTATAAAAGTTCTTATCCTTATCGAAATCGTCGTAATAAGGAGTTACGTTAAGATTGGTATTTTGTGCCATTAGAATTCGATTACGATTTTGATGTCTTCTACCTGGTCGTTTGCACGACTAATTGACCTTCTATTATCTATGTAAACAACGTCGCCGCTGTTTGATTCAATTTCTGGTTTTGCGTATCCATTATTAAACTTCATACCCAAGTCATACTCGGTATTGTTGATTGTCCTAGAAGACGAATTAGGAACAGCAGGGAAGTTTGTATCTGGTTGTCCAGCAGCACCTGATGTTGCACCGTTTATAACGTTAGAACCATCAAATTCATTTTGCGTACCAGTAACTTCTGGGAAAATACCATCTGTAGCATTCTGATAATATTTCAGAACCTTGGTAGTAGCATTCCAAGAAATAACACGACCACGAGCAGTAACGTTTGTGCCACCAACAACTCTTGTTTGAGTAACAATTTCATCGGGAACATAGTTACCTTGAAATGATGGTGGAAAAATGACTGCTTTTGTAGCAGAAACTGTCAAATCAGAAATAAGTTCTGCCGTACCAAACTTTAAAGGATTGGTAATTAAACCAATACGGCGATAGTCATTATCAATTGGGAAGTCACCCGCACCCTCATCATAAGAAAGTTTGGCATTGACCATCACACGGAAAGCGCCAGTTTCAACAACTGCGTCAGCACCATGCCCACTAGGAGGAGGAATGATGACATCAACTTGAGCACTAGTTCCTGTACCAATACCAGTAATGTTGTCAACACTGATTTTACCAAAAGTATAACCAGTACCACCAGAAGTTACGGTAGCAGAAATAATTTTACCACCATCAACAACAATGGAAACACGACCACCAGTGCCATCTCCATTGATAGCGACGTTATCATATGTACCATTGTTATAACCAGCACCTGCCGCATTGATAACAACAGTGTCGATTTCACCAGATACTGCATTAGTCTTCACAGCATCATTGGTGAAGACTGGCATATAGTCATTTGAAAAGAATTTCAAGACCGATGCAACAGGAATCGTATACATATATTTCCAACGATAACCATCACCAGTGGTAATAATGGAAGTTGAAGTACCAGTAGGTTCAACAGTAGAAGGCTTGCCGTTTGGATCAGAAGGGGAAGTACCATTGTAAATTACTTTATATACTTGATATTGAGAATTTACAACATAAAAGTCAGAATCATATAATTTGGTAGCACCAGAGGCAGCAGTTTTACTGGGGGAATAATCATGACGATACATGTCATAGGTGAAACCTAAACCACCAGTGGTTTGTTCAGGTGAAACCCAGTCAATACGACGAACAACTTGCACCGTGTCCGCTGCAAGAACTCTCTTCAAAGAAACCATATCATCATATGACGCAGAAAACTCTCCGAAAGAGTCTACCGCTTGAGGTGGTGAGTTCTCATTGTCCCAGGGTTGAGGTCTCCCAATGAACAAATATAAACGGTCGCGAGAAGTTCCTGCAATATCATCACTATCATTAGGATTTGGTCCTTCCAATGATTTGATAAATTTTTTCGCAGAAAAAATTCTAAATTGATCAGTAAGTAGAGCTGCCATTTGGTATGAGACTATTGTCCTCTTGTTTATTTATGTTGGTTACGAACGGATAACTGTCTGGTACTCGATTCGCTTAATTCTATATGATGCACCACCATTACCAGTGATCGATTCGCCGCCAAGAACTGCTTGTGCGGAAGCGTCAGATCCAGTGCTATCACCACTGTCATTAGTGAATGTTACTGTGGGGTGTAAATTGTATGATCCATCAACAGTTTGTTCAAGTCCATAACCACCGTT